AATGGTATAATCAAGACGAAAAACAAAACAAAATTGAAAAGGGGAAAACAAAAATGACAGAACTTAAGTACGGCAGCAAAAAGGCTACATCTCTCATTGATAATTATATGAATAGCCACAAGAGAACATTGGCAAATTGCTATGTACGCCCGTCAAGCGCAAAGGAAAAAGCCGATTTTTGGTGCAGGCATTATATGGTAGAAAATGGCGGTTATGATTATAGAATATGCACCTATAACTCTCAAATCTTTACAGCCGGATTCCGTTTCAAGGAAAAAGGCGTTGAATATCTTTGCTATATGACCCCAACTTATAATTATAAAATCCGGCTCTTTTAAGCCGGTAGCCTAATGCAGCCGCTGAAAAGCGTCGGTCACAAGCCCGGAATAATGCAGAGTGGGCTAAAATCAACATTAAAAGGAGAGCTAAAAATGAACAAATTCGAGAAAAGAGCCGCAGAAATTTCCGCGTATGGTGAAATTTCAGATTTACTTGCCACCCGTATCGAAGATATTAAACAGTGGAATTATAATGTCCGTGATGACGGCAGCGAACTTAGTGAATATGAAATTGCTGAAAATGAAAGAACAGATATTCGTATTTCAGTATATCAGAACGTCATTAAAATGCTTGAAAAAGTACTCTAATACGCCGCAAGGCGTTAATGCAGCCGCAGAAATGTGCCGGTCACAAGCCCGGAAAAATGCAGAGTGGCGCTAAAATAAAGGGGGATTTATAAAATGCCTATGTCCAAAATTGAAAGACGCCGTGTACAGCTTCAAGCATATTCTAATGCTATCAACGAGATTGACGGTAGACTTGGATTTGAACTTGATTACTATATCAATTCTACCGATGAACAAATTACAGATGAGCAGTGGCATAAAGCAAAAATCCGTTGTGACGTGTATATAAACATTATTAAAGCCCTTGAAAACATGGCTTTGCCAGACGGGGAGCGTGATTACTAAGCCGCAAGGCGTTAATGCAGCCGAAGCCGGTCACAAGCCCGGAAAAATGCAGAGTGACGCTATCACAAAACACATTAAAAGGGGTGCAAACATGATAACTTTAAAGTTGAAAGACTACAACAGGTTGGAACTTGAAGCAATGTACCGCTTGCTTTCTGATTTCCTGCTTGAAACGCAGCGTTCCTGTGCCGTAGGAGTGCGGTGCAAAATATGCGAATACAAACGCTTGTGCAATGATTGCTATGCGGCGATTCAGTTTGTCGAAAATAAGTTAAATATTAAGTAAAACCTACAATCCAGATAGACAATTTGTAACTATTTGTAACTTTCATTTTGGCGCTTAGTATGTTATACTTTCAATAGGGCGGCAATCCCCGCCCTACCATATGGGAGTGCAGGACGCACAAAAGTACCGTTCAATTCGGTGCGCTCCCAACAAACTATTTTTAAGGAGGCCAACTACTATGGCACGCAAACCGCAGATTACCCGCACTTTCAAGACTCACCGCATTACCGCACTCTGTCTCGACATCACCACCGCCGAGCCGCAGAACGTCACCGTCACTCTCCCGCGCGTCCTCAACGACGAGAAGAAAACCATGGCCGCTGTTAAGGCTGCTATCGAAACCGACACTCTCAAGGCCGTCTCTATCGTCGATTCCGAAGTCATCGAGCAGCTCTACACTATGGACGAGGACTTCTTCCTTGCCCACGCTACTCCGGTTGCTCGTGACGAAGCAGAAGCTACCACCGCCGAATCCTAAACCTAACAAAATAATCTAAAAAGGAGAATCTTAAAATGTCTGAATCTTATGTTGCTAACATCGTCGAAACCAGCAAGGAACTTTCCGCCCGTGAGCGTCTCCGCATGAAAGACTTTACCAATGCGCAGCAGCTTGACAGCGTTGTCAGCGGTGAAAACGAAACCTTTGTCATCGCTCCCGCAGCGTATGCGGTCATCGAAGTCCACAACGAGAAGTCCAAGGACAAGAAAGACTATCGCAAGATTGTCATTGTTGACACGGCTGACAACAAGTTTGTCACCGGCTCGGAATCCTTTATCCGGAACTTCAAGGAAATCTATGCCGAAATGAACGGCGAGCCGTTCGAGATTGAGGTATACAAAAAGCCCTCTAAGAACTACAACGGCAAGGAATTCATCACCTGTTCCGTTCTTTAAATCCACAAATGGGAGAGGGAACAAAACCCTCTCCCAACCATTAAGAGGTGTTCGTTATGGGAAACCTAAGCGAGTATAGAAAGCAAAGAAAGCGCATACGAGATTTCATTTCAAGAAACAAGCGCAAGGGGTATTTTTTCAACTACGAACTCCCGTCTATTCCAAAATCTCCGACAAGAAAAGACATTGAGAATCTTAAAAAAGTAACCCCTAAAGTTTTGCGTGAAACAGGCTTTTTTGTTGACGCTTCTACAGGTGAAGCCACAGCAGCAACAGAACATTTCGCAGAGACAAGAAGAAAAGCGGCAATTAAAGCAGCACAGACAAGACGCAGGGTTTCACCAGAAGAATTTGAAGCCGGTCTATTAAATGGCGAGCGACACTTGCTAAATGAATTGCTGTTTATGCTTGGAAATCCGGACAAAAAATACTTTTACAAGCGCAGAAAACGTTACCAGATATATTCAAGTGAAAGAGCGCAATATATCATCGATACTATACACCAATATATTGCAGAATATGGCGAAGATGAAATAGCCCACAGAATTGCACAAAATTTTGAAGCAATAAGCGACGCAATAGATAAGCTATTGTACAAATATCCAGAGACAGAAATAAACTTAGGCGCTAACATAATCCTTGACGCTATTCGTGGTAGAAGTATGACAGCGAGTGAAGCCAGAGACTTATACGAATTAGGCGACGAAGTTGGTTATGAATGAAAAGGCCGTCATATCGCTACCTTGTAGGGGACTTTGAGACAACGGTATTTAAAGGACAAACTTACACAGAAGTGTGGGCAAGCGCTTGTGTCGAAATGAATACAGAAGATGTTGTTATTCATCATTCGATAGGCGAAACCTTTGAATATTTAGTAGGATTAAACAGCAATGTTATTATTTACTACCACAATCTTAAATTTGACGGCAGTTTTTGGCTATCCTATTTGTTAACAGAGCTTAAATTTAAACAAGCATACAATAGTTTAAATGAAGAGGGAACTAATGTTGAATGGCAAAAGCAATCCGACATGAAGAACAACACTTTCAGCTATCTAATATCCGACATGGGTTCATGGTATAACATAACTATTAAAGTTAATAATAAATACATTAAGATAGTTGACAGTTTAAAGTTACTTCCCTTTAGCGTTGCGCAAATAGGAGAATCTTTTAAAACAAAACACCGTAAAAGCGCTATTGAATACACTGGCATACGTTATGCTGGCTGTCCAATTACAGATGAAGAAAAAGGTTACATTGCAAACGACGTTCTTGTTGTTAAAGAAGCTCTTGAAATAATGTTTTCACAGGGGCATAATAAATTAACGATTGGCTCTTGCTGCCTTGAAGAATTTAAGCACACATGGTTTAAGGAAGAATACGAAAGTCTATTTCCAGATATCTACGCATATGAAATAGACAGAGAAACATATGGATATGTAAGCGCAGGAGAATATATACGCAAGAGCTATCGCGGAGGTTGGTGCTATCTCGTCAAGGGCAAGGAAGATAAGGTTTTCCACAACGGAACTACTGCCGATGTTAACTCTCTTTATCCGTCTGTTATGAGCAGCGTAAGCGGTAACAAATATCCTACCGGTAAACCAACATTTTGGCACGGAAATTTTATACCGCCTATAGCAGAGGATGGAAACCATTATTACTTTGTTCGCATAAAGACAAGATTCAATATTAAACCCGGCTATCTACCATTCATACAGGCAAAGCATAACCCCATGTACATAGGAACTGAAAACCTTGAAACATCCGACATATATGATAGCGAAACAGGTAAATATTATAGCAAGTATATGTGGAATGGAGAAGTACACGATACACGAATGACAATGACAGTAACCATGACAGATTTAAAACTAATTCAAGAGCATTATAATTTAGATGATTTTGAAATAATTGACGGATGTTTCTTCAATGCGTATTCCGGTTTATTTGACGAGTACATGGAGAAATATAAGAGACAAAAACAAACAAGCAAAGGGGCGTTAAGACAATTAGCAAAACTTTTTCTAAACAATCTATATGGTAAAATGGCAAGTAGTACTTGTTCAAGTTTTAAGGTTGCCTTTGTTAAAGATGACGGCTCTATAGGGTTTTTCACTGTAGAAGCATATGATAAGAAGCCCGGTTATATTCCTATAGGTTCTGCAATCACAAGTTACGCCAGAGACTTTACAATTCGCGCAGCCCAAAAGAATTATCACGGTAAAGACAAACCCGGCTTCATTTATGCCGACACAGATAGCATACATTGTGACCTTGCCCCAGAAGATATAGTTGGTATAAAGGTTGACGATACAGAATTTTGCTGTTGGAAACTTGAATCATGCTGGGACTATGCATACTTTACACGGCAGAAAACATACATAGAACACGTCACTCACGAGAATCAAATACCAGTTGATAAACCATATCTTGAAATAAAGTGCGCCGGTATGCCGGAAAAATGTAAAGACCTATTCGCAAAATCTCTTGAATCAACGCCAGAAAAAGTAGAAGAATGGAGCAAAGAAACTATTAGAGGAACAGACATACCAAAGTATACACAGGAAGAGATTGATTTCTTTTCAGTTAGGCGTTCATTAACTGATTTTAATGTCGGTCTGAAAGTACCCGGAAAACTCTTGCCAAAGCGAATTAAAGGCGGCGTACTACTTACCGAAACAACATATGAAATGAGGTAAACATGGACTTCTTTATTTGCCAAGGCTCTATGAGAAAACTTATAGACATTCTGTCTATGATAGAAGAAATGAATATTAAAACATACGGTGTCAGTATAGATAAAACCATTGATAAATATAAACTCTTTGTCCTTATGAGCAACACAGACCTGTCATTGGTTCGTGAAAGAGTATCTAATATGGAGGACTTCTAATGGATATAGATTGCAATAAAAACCATGACGAATTTGTATCTCTGTTGAGAGCTTCTAAGCGTCCCGGGATTGAACAGCTTATCAAATATCTTGAGAACACTGATTTCTTTACAGCACCTTGCTCCACAAAATATCACCTGTCAAAAGAGGGAGGACTGTGCCAGCATAGTCTAAACGTTTTTGACGCAGCTAATTTGTTCTCGGCAGCCTACCAGTTTCCGGGTGTTACCGGAGAACGTTATATTCCGTTTGACGATATGAACGTTCTCATAGCTTCACTTCTGCATGACATATGCAAAGCAAACACATATAAAAAGGAACTGCGATGGAGAAAAGACGAATCAAATCAATGGGAACAGTACGAAACATACAGTTTTGATGAAGAGTACGCTTTTGGACACTCTGAAAAGAGCGTATATATCGCGTCAAAATTTATTAAACTTACTGATGTTGAAGCGCAAGCAATTAACGGTCACATGGGATTTTCTGATAGCCGAGGTTTCCAGCTAATCGGTAACATCTTTACGCAGAATAGTCTTGCTCTTTTGCTTCATTCTGCTGATATGTATGCCACATATATTATAGAAAATGAGAGGGTGAATCTCGATGAAAAATAAAGTCGTTAAATCGTCTGCCAAAAAGGTTGTAAAAGAGCGCAACAACACTACAAATTATCCGAAAGATAGTCACGCAGCATTTTGCAAACGTTGCGAAACTTATAACAGCGGTTGTCCACTCGGTTCTAAGCATGGCTGTGATTTATGACTAATGCAGACTTTTACCATAAATATTTCGTAGGCAAAACCTTGCAAGAAGTATATGAACTTTTGCCGTTCGCTGGCTACACAAGAATACTCTGCGATAATACAGGTTTTTATAAGCCAGCATTGCACCGAGAACGCTTTGGAAGTGATATAGTACAAAAAGCGTATCGTTATGCAGATGAAATATTATGGATAGAAACAGGCAATGTCGCTAATAGAGCCAACTTAGGATGGTATAATAAAAAACGAAAGAACAAAAACCCTAAGAGATAATTCTCTTAGGGTTTTCTATATCCATAACGCGAGCAAACACAAAGCGGGTAGCAAATCCGACAACGTTACCGGCAGTATATTTCACCTGTGCTCTCCGGTTTAGTCAATGTGTTAGACCCACGCGGATACTCAATAACTTAGCGCCTTTAGCAATGCGTCCTTACATCTTAGGTCTTTAAATCTGAAACACCCACGTTCAAAATAGTAACGCATATTTGCAAGAAACAAATCATTCTGTTTGAGCATTACATAGTTTATCTCATGGTCATCAGTAGTGACGGCTATTCTTCCTTTGTACGTTGCGTCTGCCCGGTCATCGCAGTAAATGATACCAGCGTCGGCAAACTCACGAATAGCATATAGCTGTCCTTTGTACTTTAATGTCGCAAGATAACGGCTTACTCCGTCTGGTCTTTCTATAAAACTCTTGCTGTCATTTAAATACACATTCTCCGCTGAATATGCAACGTACTGGCTTTTGGCAAACGCCCTGTTAAAACCGCTTTCTTTCTGTGCCTTACTCGCGCTTTCAACAAATCCCTGTTCAAGAACAAATCCGTCGCCACGCAGAAACCTAACCTTATCCGTAAGGCGGCTGGATATCCCAAGAGCTACATAATATGGGTTTAAAATACTAACCGGATTTCCTATCAAATACACAGGGACATATCTAATTTGTGACCCATTACCACGAGCAACAGACGTATGAATAGAAATAAGTTTCTCAACTTCATCAGTGCAGTAATGGTTCGTCTCGCTTTGAAACTCATCCATTAGCATACGAGATACGTCGTTAAACATATGTGAATTTTTCTTAATCTGGTCTGCGTTATTCAACGCGACAGCATATCCGCAACTAACATCATCAATAAACAGCTCGTGGTAAATTCCCTTTGCGTTCTTCTTTGATGTCATGTGCGTATTTGGAAAGAACAAACCTTGGATATCTTTATAGAATTTGTCGGCAACATTGTCAAGCTCGTAATTATACCGGTATATAAGCATGAATTTGCCGCCGTCCTCTTTCCAGCGGTTAACGCAAAGTCGGTTAAAATATGTTGTCTTACCACCTGTTCTGTTAGTGGTTACAATTATAATTTCTGGCTTCTCGCCGTTGATATCTTTTAGCGACAGAACTTTTGTCCCGTCATAGTACTCTTTATTTGCCATAGTTATATTCACCCTATAATATTTTAACATATACTATTGACATTGTCAAGCCCTTATGATATAATATTTGAAGAAAATGAAAGGAGGTGAATAAAAATGAACGTCAAAATGACAATCATCGTGGCTTCCTTTATTCTCGCAGACATTCTTACCGGTCTCATTGCTGCGGTACGAAATGGCGAATATAAATCGTCAGTTATGAGAGTCGGCCTTTGGTCTAAATTGGGAGAAGTTGCTGCGATACTTCTGTCAGTGCTCTGCGAGTGGGCGCTTCCTGTTATGAATGTGGATATCCAGCTTCCCATTTTTGAGGGTGTTTCTGGTTATATCTGCATTATGGAACTTGGTAGCTGTGTGGAAAATATCACAAAGATTTCCCCGGAGCTAAAAACTGTCCTTGGTCGTTATTTAGGTATTTACAAAAACAAGGAGTAAGAAATGAAAGGCATTGACATTTCTGAATGGCAGGGAAAAGAATTTTCTATTTCCGAGCACGACGTAGACTTTGTTATTATTCGCTTGGGCTACGCCGAAAGCAAAGACAAATACGCCGAAGAATATATCGCACAGGCAAATAAGTTGGGGCTTCCGTGGGGTGTATACTGGTACAGTTACGCGCTCACAGTGAAAGACGCTCTTGCTGAAGCCGGAGCTTGCATTAAATTTTTGAACAAAAGAAAACCACCTCTCGGCGTATGGATTGACATGGAAGATGCCGATAGTTTCAAAGCTAAAAACGGGATGCCAGACAGCGCTACTATCACAGCTATTTGTAGAGAATTTTGCCAAAGCATGAAAGACCATAATTTGTTCACAGGAGTTTATGCTTCTGAATCGTGGTTCGGATGGAAGATTGGGGCTACCGGTTTTCCAAAATGGATAGCGAGTTGGGGCTATAACGACGGAATAAATTATCCAAACCTTAGTGACAAATGTATGATACAACAGTATCGTGGTTATCCTCTCGACCTTGATATCATGTATGCAGAAATAGATGACTTCAAGGTGCTTGAAGATAAGCCTGCTATAAGCATAAACTATGACGATGCTATAGCCGCAGTTGTGTCACACTTTGCGACAGAAGTGCTTGATGGCAAATGGGACAACGGAGATGAGCGTAAAAGGCGTATAGGAGAATACTTTTACAATCTTATTCAGTCCGAAGTAAATCGTATATGCGGGGTGTAATAGATGGGGTGGAACGCCAAGAGCACAGGTGGATATGCAATAGATAGCGGTGCTGCTCGGAACAACGCGCTTGAAATTGCAAAGGTATTGATAGCCGATGGCTGGGTAACCAAGGCTATCTCCGCTATGCTCGGCAACGTCACATATGAAAGCGGGTTAAATCCGTGGAGATGGCAAGGGGATTATGTCCCAACATTCACGGAGTTTGTAGGGTGGAGCGCAGAGCAAGCTGCATTGCATGGCTATGGTCTTGTTCAGTTTACTCCAGCAAGCACATATATCAACGCCAACAATGCTGTGACGTATGGGGGTAAGGGTTACTCACCGCACTTTAGCGATAAAATTGCTTTTCCAAAAGACGGCAACGCACAAATGTTGTTCTTCTTATCAATCGTTAAAAGCAGTTGGTTACATCAACTTTATAACTACTACAACACTCCGTTTCTAAATATAGGCGTTGACATATCACCGTGGTATTATACCACATATGAAAATTTTAAAAAGGGTATCAACAACGCCGGTAAAACCCTAACGCTCGCTGAATTAACAGGTGCATTTGAACTTTGTTATGAGCGTCCAGCAGCGGAGTATGCAGCTTCAAGTTATAATACAAGAGTAAGCAACGCAGAATATTGGTACAAGAACATAGGATTAAAGACTGGTATGCCGTGGATTTACTATTTAAAAAGGAGGAGATAATATGTCTGTTAAGACTAAGGACGAAATTCTTGCTTCTGTTCGTTCGATTGTTGGCGAAGATACGTCTGACGCTACACTTGAACTGTTTGACGATATATCTGACACTCTTGATAGTTACATCAATACTGAAAACATCAACTATAAGGAAAAATACGAGCAAAATGACCGCGAATGGCGGCAGAAATATCGTGACCGCTTTATGAACGGTAAGCCCGAAGATGATGAAGATGAAGAAACGGAGGAAAATTCGGGCAAGAAATACACTTATGAAAGTCTTTTTAAGGAGGGTTAACTAATGCCTACCAGAGTTGCTATTTCCGCGCTTAATGCGAGCACGATTGATATTCTGAATACCATTCGTGCTAATGCGTCCTATGAGTATCAGAGCACTATCCCCGAAATTACCAAAGCCACAGACATTCCTAAGGTTGGCGAAATGCTTGCTGGCTACCCGTCTCTTGCCAACCAGTTTCTTAGCTCTCTTGTTAACCGTATCGCCCTTGTCCGTGTAAAGAGTGCGACGTTTAACAACGCTTATGCTGAACTGAAAAAGGGTTATCTTGAGTTTGGCGAAACCGTCGAAGAAGTTTTCGTCAATATCACAAAGGCTCGTGAGTTTAGCACGGACAAGGCTGAACAGCGCGAACTGAAAAAGACGCTCCCGGATGTTCGGACTGCGTTCCATTGCATGAACTTCCGTGTTCAGTATCCTGTTAGTGTTACTGACGAGGAGTTTCGTATGGCGTTCCTTAGCATTAACGGCGTTGAGGATTTGATTGCCAAAATTGTCAGCGCGGTTAGTGTTGCTGCCGAGTACGACGAGTATCTTCTGTTTAAGTATCTTATCATTAAGGGTGTTACCAAAGGTAAGATGCTGCCGATGAAGCTCGCTGGTACTGCCATGACTGACGCTGCTGTGTCTTTCCGCGGTACGTCCAATGCTCTTACGTTTATGAGCACAAAGTATAACGCGGCTGGTGTGCATAACGTGACGCCGAAAAATGACCAGTATATCTTTATGGACGCTAATTACAATGCACAGTATGATGTGAACGTCCTCGCGTCTGCCTTTAACATGGATAAGGCTGACTTCATGGGTCATCTCAAACTCATTGACGATTTCACTACGTTCGACAATGAACGCTTTGATGTTATCCGTGAAAGCTCTGACATGATTGAGGAAGTTACGCCAGCAGAACTTGCTCTCATGGCAAAGGTCAAGGCTGTTCTCGTTGACAAGGAGTGGTTTCAGGTATACGATAACCTCTCTAAGTTTACCGAGAAGTACGTTTCAAGCGGTATGTACTGGAACTATTTCTACAACGTGTGGAAAACTGTTTCCTATAGCATTTTCTCCAATGCCGTTGTGTTTGTTGACGCTGATGCTGATATCGCGCTTCCGGCGTCCCTTACCGGTATGATTACCGATATCACGGCTGGCGATGGCGTGAGTATTCTGACCGTCACTGTTGATGAAACCGCTGCACTTAGCTCTCGTCAGATTGAATTTGTGCAGGGCGCTGATGAAACTGCGGCTGGTGTCGCTGTGCATAAATACGGCGCTTATATCGTTCCCGCTGCGCAGGCTACTATCAAGCCCGTATTCACTATCAATGGTACGACGTATACAGCGAGCGCCAATATCACCGTGGCAACTGCCAAGGTTGGCGACGCTATCACGTTCAATAAGGGCTAATATGAAAATTGAGAGGGAGGGGATTTCTCTCCCTCTCTTTTAGGAGGAAAAAGTATGGCATATATTATTCCTAATTCAGATATAAGATTGCTCTATGATGTGCCTTTAGATAAAGGCTATAGGCATACACTTTGGTTCGATACACAGGCAAATCAAGAAGCATATTTTATAGGAAAGAGTAAAAGGTATTTTCCTAAATGTACATACGCCAGAGCTACTCCGGGTTATATTAAAGTACAGGCTTCTGCCGATGATGTGAGAGATTGCAACTATATGATGTATAGAAACACAGCATATTCAAATAAGTGGTTCTATGCGTTTATCACAAATGTAGTATATATCTCAAACAATGTGTGCGGTATTGTTTTTGCAGTTGACCAGTTGCAGACGTGGTTTTTCGAAATGCGCCTAAGCGAGTGTTTTATTGAAAGACAGCACTCTGTAACTGATAACGCTGGCGACAATCTTATTCCAGAAAACCTTGAAACTGGCGAATATATGTACGTCGATAATAACCTTGACTGGTCTAAAACATTCACAGGATATGACGTTATAGTTTACTCTACGTTTTCGAGCAGCCTTACCGCTGACAATAAATGGGTGTTTGCTGGCACACAGGGTTCATATCGATGGGGTATTTATACTGGTCTAAATATGCGAGTATTTAGGCACATAGAAAATGCAGACACAGTTGCTTCTATAAATTCTTTTCTGTCTGCCGCTGTAGAAGAGTTTGGAACTGATAACGGCATTATCTCATTGGTAATGATTCCGTCAGACAGCTTAGATGACAAGTTGCTGCCCACACAGATTCCGCATAGTATTCCAAAAATAACTTCTCTCGACTATTATACGCCTAAGAACAAAAAATTGCTGACATACCCATATTGTTTTATAGAAGCACAGAACTGCGAGGGAGCGACTGCGGCTTTTAGGCAGGAGTACTTTGGAGGAACTAATCCGGCTGTATGTCAGTTTATGATAACGTTCAATATTACTACCGCGCCAGTTGCGTTGTGCGTTCCTATAAACTACAAAGGCGCTGAATATAATTATTCAGAGGGATTGTTTATTAACAACTTCTCACAGTGCTCTTATAATACAGATATGTTTAAGGCATATATGGCGCAATCTCTTGCCGGGTCTACTATGCTTAAAGCTGTTGACGAGGTTAGAGTAGGGGCTGCAACTGTAAAAAATGACGTTAATTATATGATTTCGGCTATGAGAGAGGGAATGAAAACAGGGCAGATTCCTAACTATAATCCAATAAACCCAGACGATGTTAAAATAAACGCTAATTGGGTTAGAGAAAATGCGGCGGCAATGACGGCTGCTTCAATGGGTGGCGGTGTCGCTGGTGCTGCTATCTCTGGTGATGCTGCAAGTTTGAGCGCTTTACCGTCAGTTGAAAGCTCTATTTATAACACAATGCAAGCTATCTATTCTCACGCTGTTGCTGCCCCGCATAATACAGGTGCTAATACGCCAGACTATTTTACTTCAAACAGGCTTAAAGGTTTTTGGCTTTTCCACAGAACTATTACACACGAATTTGCTCGTAAGATTGACGGATATTTTACACGTTTTGGTTACGCGCAGCACGTTATTACTGTGCCAAATATTCATGCAAGAAATAGGTTCACTTATATCAAGACAGTTGACTGTGTAGTACATGGTGATTTACCGGCAGATGCTGGCGATATGATTCAGAATATCTTTGACAGCGGTATCACATTTTGGGCTGACCACGATAATGTTGGAAATTACAGCCTTGATAATCCTATTTACACAGGAGGTTAATATGGCAAAAAGAAATGGACATGATAGAGCCTTTTGGGAAACCGGTAATATGAATAACGCAACCTATGCGCAGTATTACCGCAGACTAACAGAGCTGTCTATCAGTATGTTTAGGTGGGAGAACTTGCCAGAGACAGTAGACCCAAGATTTATGGAGCTTGCACTTTTTAGTCAAGGACAGGCTGTTTTCTTTGAAGATGAAGAAATGGGTTTTCTGTGTTTGCAGAATCTATCGCAGGGCGATTTTGACGTTTATCGCGTTCCTAAAAGGCGTAGAGCTTTTGCTGCGAATGGATATCAAGTTGAACTGAATGAGAGCAATAGTGTTATTATCTATAACAACTATCTGCGAACAGGAAGTATGCTTGATGTTAATATGTTCGCTGCAAGACTTGCAGAGATTGACAGGACTATCGATGTTAATATCAAGGCACAGAAAACGCCTATCCTTATCTCTTGCGATGAGAACGAGCGTTTGAGCATGAAGAATCTGTATATGCAGTACGACGGCAATCAGCCGTATATCTTCGGGACAAATGATATGCGCGGCGATACTGTAAAGGTGCTAAAGACTGACGCTCCGTTTGTGGCTAAATCGTTGTACGACTTAAAGGTGCAGTATTGGAATGAAGCCCTTACTTATCTCGGTATTAGTAATACCAACGTGCAGAAAAAGGAACGGCTTATTTCCGATGAAATTACAAGAGCTATGGGTGCTACGATTGCAAGCCGATACAGTAGACTAAATGCGAGACGAGAAGCGGCTGAAAAAATTAACGAAATGTTTGGCCTTAATATTGAGGTTTACTATCGTGAAGATTACCGCGAGATTGACAATGAGATTATGCTCCCGGCTGAAAGTGGTGATGGAGAGGTGTCTATCATTGCAGGTGACGGAGGTGAATTGAATGTCTAAGTATACTACAGAGGTTCGGTATATTTGCGAGATGTATGCTGGACTTGAAGAAAGCGTAGGTTTCGCGGATGTTGGCAAAGTGATTACCGATAGTAGGGATAAAATTTTTGACTTCCAGTATCCTATATTTGACGAAAACTATAGGGCTGCACTTGAGAGTAAAATTCTGTTGCATTACTACACGCAGGAAATTGGGCTGGAAACTGTTGGACTTTGGAAGCTGAAATTGCAGGCAAAGATGAACGAGATTATGCCTTATTATAATCAGCTTTATAAGAGTGAACTGTTGACTTTCAACCCTTTGGTTGATGTGGATTTAAAGACACAAAGAAGCGGTAGCAGTAATAATGAAAGTAGTGGTAAAAGCGAGAGCGTTACAACGAGTAATGAAATGAGTAAGACTGATAGAAACGCTATTGCTTATAATATGTTCTCTGATACTCCGCAGGGTGGACTTGAGGGTGTTGATACAGAGACGTATCTTAGCTCTGCTGGTAAAGCAAAGAATGAGGATTCGGTAGAGGGAGTTAATGCTGGAAGTAGCAGCAATAGTGGAACTGTAAATAATAACATTAGTACGACAGAACAGTATATTGAGTATGTAAGCGGTAAGGCTGGCGGAGAGAATTACGCAAAGAAGTTGATGGATTTTCGTAAATCGTTTTTGAATATCGATATGATGATTATTCGTGACTTGCGTTCTCTGTTCATGTATCTTTGGTGAGGTGAATTTTTTGAAAGCTATCGTGATAAATAAGAAGCCGTTTGGCATTACTGAATTTGATAACGTTATTCAGATTACGAGCGGTAACGCTTCTGCTCCTGTGGCTGATACATTTACGATTCAGTATGTTGTAAATTCAAGCGCGGTTCAGCGGACGTTTAATACGTCGGAAGTGATTTTGCAGATAATGTAATGGAGGTGTAATTACATGATTGAATTTGTTAAAAATTTCTGGTGTCAGAAAGTGCTTCCTCTTGTCTATACTGACGCACTTAGCTATTATGAAATGCTTGGCAAGTTTGTTGGCAAGCTGAATGAAGTTATCGGAAACGTGAATAACCTAAATGCAAATACTGTATTTAGCGTTAATAACGTTAAACCTGTTAATGGCAATGTCACGATTGACGCTTCGAGCTTTGAGGGATTTGTTAGCGGCGTTAATGGCAAGAAACCGGATGAGGGCGGGGAGGTTACTCTGACAGCGGAAGATGTTGGAGCTATTCCGGATACAACGGTTGTTGTTAGTAGCGTTAATGGGATTGCACCGACGGAGGGCAACGTGAATGTCGGTACTGTAAAGTCCGTTAATGGAAGTACTCCGGATGCAAGCGGTAATGTTAACTTGCCGCAGGTTAGCGGTGTTACAAGTGTTGATGGAGTTGGTGCTGATTCAAGCGGTAATGTACAGCTTAATGCCGTTAAAAGTGTAAATGGTATTGCGCCAACTGAGGGCAATGTTAATGTAGGAACTGTTAAAAACGTAAACGGATATACGCCAGACGAAAATGGTATTATTCCGGGAGTTTCTGCTGTAAGTATGTTCAGCTATATATCGACGTGGAATACAGCAAAGGATATTTTTGACTTCGCTGTGAATACTGATAATTGCAAGAAACTTTTTTATTCCGGAATTTGGCATGAAAATAATTATCCGTGGTGGAACGCAGAATTGTTCGGAACTGGCGATTTTATTTTAACAATTTTGAATCTTGCTCCTACGCATCATCCAGAAATAATTTTGCGCTCTCTTGAACGCGGCGATATTTTTGTGCTACACAGGGAGGGAGAATCTCCAAATAATACATATGTTTGGCGGCCAAATTATGGCGCAAATGTAAAAACCATTAACAATGTAGCGGCAGACGGAAATGGAAATATAAGTCTCGCTGCTAATAATGTTGGGGCTATTCCGTCAACAGAAAACGCAGTAACATTTTCAAACGTTAACGCTAATGGTTTGTACCCTAAATTGGTTATTATTACAACACCTACTGCTATCATTAGCGAGGATTGGGGGAGGTTCGTATTTTTGAGCAACGATGTTACCAGTATTACTCTTAATTCTGAAACTGCTAACGCATTGTCTGACAGTTGGCATTCTATAATTATGAATGG